AGTCCGGTAGAATTGACTGCATCGTCGTAAAAGACCTTTCGCGTTTTGGTCGTGAGTATATTGGCTCTGGTGAGTATATCCAGAAGGTTTTCCCGAAGCTCGGCATTCGTTTCATTGCAATCAATGATAACTATGACAATGCACAGCCGGGTGCAGCGGACAACGAGCTGGTGCTGCCATTCAAAAACCTGATGAACGACTCTTACTGCCGCGACATCTCTATCAAGGTCAGAACAAACCTTGAGGCGAAGCGTCGCAGCGGTCAGTTTGTCGGAACTCGCGTGGTGTTCGGGTACATGAGATCACCGGACAACAAAAATCAGTTGATTGTCGATCCCGAAGCTGCCTCGGTGGTGCAGGAAATTTTCAAATGGAAACTGGAAGGACTTTCACCGGCTCAGATTGCAGATCATCTTAATGACAGTAATGTCCCTTCTCCTATTGAATATAAGAAGGCAAACGGATCTAAGCAGCGTACTTGTTTTCAAACGAAACAAGTTGCTGAATGGAGTGCAGTTGCAATCTATCGCATCCTGAAAAATGAAATCTATACCGGTACGCTGGTACAAGGTAAGACTACCTCTCCTAACCACAAGGTAAAGAAGACCGTAGCAAAGCCATCAAGCGAATGGTCCCGGACAGAGAATGCTCATGAAGCTATCATTTCTCCGGCTCAGTTCGATCTTGTGCAGCGGATTATGATGGAAGACACCAGAAGCCCCGTGGGAGCAAAAGGTGTACATCCTTTCTCCGGTAAAATTTTCTGTGATGACTGTGACAGCCCTATGGTACGCAGAGTATCACGCACCGGTGGTCGTGAATATTCTTACTTCATTTGCGGTGGTAACAAAAGCGATAAAAACTCCTGCTCGTCGCACAGTATCAAAGAATCCATTGTTTACGATACTGTTCTGGCAGTCATTCAGGGACATATCGCTGCTGTTATGGACATGGCAGAAGCACTAACTCAGATTGATAACCTTGCATGGGAAAATCGAGAGCTTGAAAAGATCAAAGCAAAGATTTCATTCCAAGAAGAGATTATTGATAAAAACAGAAGGCTCAAAACCGGCGCGTATGAAGACTTCCGAAGCAACTTCATTACCCGTGACGAGTACAAAGCCTTCTCAGCTCAGTTTGATCAGCAGATCAGAGAAGCACAAGATACCATCATGATGCTCACAAGTGAGCGAAACAGCGTAATGGGTGGTCTGGCAGAGCAGCAAGGCTGGCTCTCTCAGTTCAAACAGTTTGAAAATATTCAGGAATTAACTCGAAATGCGGTGGTCAGTATGATTGACTTTATTCGTATCGGTGAGGACAAGGACATTCATGTCCAGCTCATGCACTATGACCGGTTTGCGTCGATCATGGAGTTCATTGCAGAACAAAAAGCAAAGGAGGACGCCAAGAAAATAATTCGCTTGACAAAGGAGGCAGTATAAATGGCACGAGTATCACGCAAAAAGCAAAACATCCCAGCAATTTCGGCTGATACCCCCGTTCGCATTTGGAAGACTGCTCTCTATGTCAGACTTTCGGTTGAGGATAACGGCACGGATTCCGACTCCGTCGAAAACCAGACCATCCTTCTGGAAGACTATATTGCCAATCATCCCTATCTGAAAAAGGTAGCATTATTCGTCGATAACGGTTATACCGGCACTGATTTTCTCCGTCCTGAGTTCAATCGAATGATGGAGGCTGTTCAGGCTGAGATCGTTGATTGCATCATTGTGAAGGACTTGTCCCGTCTCGGAAGAAACTACATCGAGACATCACAGTTCATTGAAAAGATTTGTCCTTTCTATAACCTCCGCTTCATCGCCGTCAATGACAGCTATGACACGGCAACGGTTACAAGTGAGGGACAACTTTCCGCATCGTTGCAAAATATTGTCAATGATTACTACGCGAAGGACATTTCCCGAAAAGTCACTTCTGCTCTGCAAGCGAAAATGGAGCGCGGAGACTATATCGGAAACTACGCGCCTCACGGCTATCGCAAAGACCCGGAAAACAAAAACCATCTGCTCATTGATCCTGAGACAGCTCCGGTGATCCGGCAGATATTTGAATTGAGAGCCGAGGGCATCAGCTACATGGGCATCTGTAAGAAGCTCAATGACGCTGGCATCCCGTCTCCCGGTCAGCATAAACTCAATCAGGGTATCGAAACCAATAATAATAAGAAGAAACGCACTGTTCTCTGGAATAAACACAAAATCACTGAGATATTGAAGGACATCGTGTATATCGGGCATCTCGCTCAGAAAAAAGGCAGTCAGTGTCTCTATGGCGGCATCCCGTATCATATCACATCCGAAGATGAGTGGATCGTGGTAAAAAATACCCATGAGCCGTTGATCAGTGAAGAGCTGTTCGAGAGAGTGCAGCAGATTAACAGTGCAGCATTAGAGCGTCAGAAAGCAAACACCGGTAAGTATGACCATCTTCCCAAAGAGAAGAACATCTACGGTAAGAAGTTCACTTGCGCTGACTGCGGCTCTATCATGAAGCTGCATCGTTCTATCAGCACGAAAAAAGATAAGGTGTACTTCACCTTCAAATGCCCCACTTATGCAGAGCATGGCTCAAGAGCTTGCTCAGACATCAAAATGCGTAAAGCGGATCTGGATGAAGCAGTTTTCACTTTCATCAAGTCGCAGATGGATGTCTTCATTGATATGGAGAACACCCTTCGCAGACTGTTGGCTATGAAGAAGGCGAAGCTCAAGCAGAACAACACCCAGCAGGAAATCAAGTCACTCAGACAAAAGCTGGCTCATAAGCAGTCTATCCTTAGTGGTATGTATGTTGACCTCAAGGAAGGCTTGCTCTCTCAGGAAGACTACGGTCATCACAGAGAGATTATCACAGCAGACATTAAGGCTCTTGAATTAAAGCTGTCTGAGGTGGAATCTGCAAAGAGCGAAACCGAAGAACAACTCACCGGTGAAATGAAATGGAAGTTCATGATCCAGCGTTTCTACGACGCAACAGAGATGACGGCTGAAATGGCAGATGCTTTTATCGAAACGATGAAGCTCCATAAGGACGGAAGTCTCGAAATCAAACTCAGCTACATGGATGAGTTCATGGCACTCACCACCACTTGCGAAAGACTCAGAAAGGAGGTCGCATAATGAAACAGCAAATTGCTATCTATCTGCGCGTGTCTCTGGAAGATGTAGACAAGCGTACCAATAAGCTCAAGGACGAGAGTAACAGTATCGCTTCTCAGCGTTTGCTCATCAATCGTCACTTAGACCAGAATCCCATGCTCTGCGATCTTCCTCGTATTGAGTTCTACGATGATGGTTTCTCCGGCACAAACTTTGAGCGTCCTGACTTTATGCGTATGATTGAGTACGCAAAGAAGGGCGAGATCAGTTGCATCGTGGTCAAAGACCTCTCCCGTTTCGGTAGAGACTATCTTGAGGTAGGTGACTATTTGGAGCATATTTTTCCGTTCCTCGGCATCCGCTTCAAATCCATCAACGATCACTATGACAGCGCAAAGCACGAAGGCAAGACTATCGGTATGGACATTGCCTTCAAAAACCTTATCTATGACTATTACAGTAAAGACCTCTCCAAGAAGGTTAAGTCTGCTATGGGCATGAAGCAGCGCGAGGCTAAGTATGTGTGCTGCATCCCTTATGGCTACAAGGCTCATCCTACTCAGAAGCATCAGATGGTCATTGATGAAAAGACAGCTCCGGTAGTTCGCCGGATCTTCTTAGATGTCATTGCAGGAAAGTCTTGCACACAGATTGCCAAAGAGCTGAATACCGAAGGCATTCCAACTCCGGCACAGCAGAAGGCGGTCACTCGCAGAACATCTACCAAAAAGCCCCAGTGGACACATCGCGCCCTCTTAGCTATGATTGAGAATATCAAGTACACCGGCACGATGGTCAATCACACACGAGAGAGCCGTTTTATCCGAGACAAGAATCAGCGTCGTGTTCCGAAAGAGGAATGGTATATCAGGGAGAATGCCCATGAAGCTATCGTAACTCAGGAGGAATATGACCAAGCTCAGGACGCGATCCAGAGACGGCGAAAGTCTTCCAGAGTGTCCCATGATCAGACTGACAGAGTTTACTTCTGCGCTCATTGCGGCGGTAAACTTGAAAAAGCCAACGGTACAGTCTTCGCTTGTCCTTCTCATCGTTATCACGACGGAAGTGCTTGTGAGAGCGTCCGATGGAGAAAAACAGCTCTGGAAGAGGTAGTCCTTGAAGCCCTCAAAGGTCAGATTGAGATTACCAGAATTGAAGCATCCGCAGCAAAGAAGGCTGCAAGGAATAAGGGTGACAGCTTGCAGCGTCAGCTCTCCTTGCTCAAGGCTCAGTACGATGCTTGCGGAAGAGAAAAGTTCACGATGTACGAGCAGTACCGTGAAGGCAAGATCACAGCCGACGAATACCTGACCGGC